CCTTTTTACACGCGGTCGCGAAAATAGCAATTCCCAAAAAACCCTTTATTTATGCGGTTTTTCATTTTTGAAGTTTGGAGTTTGACGATGACCAGAGGGCGACCGCCAAAGCCTGTTGAATTAAAACGCATCACCGGCAATCCTGGCAAGCGATCATTGCCTGAACTCGCCGCAGTGACTCCGTTGCCGATGGCGATAAAGATTCCTGATGCACCTGTTGACTTCGGTGTTGAAGGCAAACGCGCTTGGGAGAATTGCTGGTCAATGGCAATCACTTGGTTGTCTCCAGATTCTGACCTTCAAGCCATCACGAATGTTTGCCGACTAGCTGACGATTTGCAGGCGGCTCGTAACAAGTTCCATGCAACTCTTGACAACGGCGATGGCCGTCTGGTTGCAACATTGTCCAAATCTTTCACCGATGCTTTGACGAGCCTCGGGTTTGATCCTGTTTCGCGCTCTCGCCTAGGGGTAGCCGAAGTGAAACGAGTGAGCGCACTTGACCAACTCATCCAACAACGCCAAGCCAAGGGTCGCTAAGAATGCTCCGCGTTGGCTGACTAAAGTTCCGCCGGCAGATTTGAAGCGCACTCATGGTGATGATGTTGTTGCGTTCGCTGAGGCGCTTTGTAAAATCACCAAAGATTCGGTTGCTGGCAATGCTGGTGAGCCAATGATTTTCAGGCAGTGGCAAAGGGATTTGACTCGCCAGTTGTTCGCAGTGAAAGCCGATGGCTCTTATCGACATCGAACTGCGCTGATTGGTTTGCCTCGTAAGAATGGCAAGTCTGCCTGGCTCGCTGCGGTGGCTCTTGAACATCTTGTGTTCGGGCCTAGCGGTGGCGAAGTTTATTCGTGCGCAGCTGACCGACAGCAGGCCAAGATTGTTTTCAACACTGTCAAAGAAATGATTCGACTTCAACCTGATCTTGGCGAATTCTTGCAACCGTTTCGGGACACAATTTTCAATCCTAAAACTGGCACAACTTATCGCGCTTTATCTGCCGATGCAGGATTGCAAGAGGGTTTGTCCCCGACAATGGTTTGCTTTGACGAGATTCATGCGCAACCTAATCGCGAACTTTGGGATGTTATGCAACTTGCATCTGGTGCGCGTACTTCGCCAATGATGATTGGCATCACCACTGCTGGTGTGAAGGTTGATTCCAGTGGCAGGGATTCTTTATGTTTTGGGCTTTACGAATACGGCAAGAAGGTTGTTCTCGGCGAGGTCGATGATCCGACTTTCTTCATGTCTTGGTGGGAAGCGCCTGATGGTTCTGACCATCGTGACTCTGCTACTTGGAAAGCCGCGAACCCTGGCTTTGATGACATTGTTGCCGCTGCCGATTTTGAGTCGGTTGTGAACCGCACTCCTGAGTCTGAGTTTCGAACTAAGCGTTGCAATCAATGGGTTGCGACTTCTAGCACTTGGCTTCCGTCAGGTGCTTGGGATGCGGTTGCTGATTCAAGCATCGATGTTCCTAATGGCACAGAAATTGTTCTTGCCTTTGACGGTTCGTTCAACGGTGACTGCACTGCGATTGTCGGTGTGACTACTGGCGAAGTTCCTCATGTGTTTGTTGTGGATTGCTGGGAGAAGCCTGATGGCGAGGCTGCTGATTGGCAAGTGCCGGTCATGGATGTTGAGGAATCTATTCGCAAGGCTTGTGCCAAGTGGCAGGTTGTTGAGATTGCTTGTGACCCTTATCGATGGGCAAGAACTTTTCAGGTTCTTGAGGATGAGGGTTTGCCGATTGTTTTGTTTCCGCAGTCTGCAAGTCGTATGACTCCAGCCACCACTCGTTACTTCGAATCGGTGATGAATAAGTCTTTGACTCAGGATGGCGATGCCAGGCTTGCTCGCCATGTCGGCAATGCAACTTTGAAAACTGATGCTCGAGGTTCGCGGTTGGCTAAAGAGTCCAGCTACTCGCAACGCCGAATCGACTTGGCGATTGCATCAGTGATGGGTCTTGAACGCGCTGCCTTTTGGACTTTGCAGGGAAACGGTTTGCCAATGGTTTTTGATCCTTGGTCGCTCGATGAATTAGGGGATGTCAATGAATAAGTTTTTCACACTGTCAATCGTGACAACGGTTGTCGAAATTGCAGGGGCTTTTTCAATCACCTTTGGTGTCGGGAATCTATTTGGTTTCTCGGCAGCACTAATCTTGGGCGGAGTCTTTGCGATGACATTTGCTTTCTTGGCGGATAGGGCATGAGTATTTTTCGTCGCGGTGTCGGCGATGTAACTGGTCGCTATCCGCAGTTCAACAATTATGTTGCGCCGCTTTCTCAGCTGTACGGTCAAACAACTATCACTTCAAGTGCTGGCGAGCGCATCGATGAATGGACTGCTCTTGGTGTTTCCTCGGTTCTGTCCGCTGTCACTTTGCTTTCCGATTCGGTTGCTTCGCTTCCGCTTCGTGCTTACAAGGTTGACCCTGCCGGCAAGCGCACTGGTGTTGCTGTTCCTGAAATCTTGGCGAACCCTGACCCTGCCTCTGGAACTGATTCATTCGAGTTCATTCACACAACGATGGCTTCGCTTGTCCTTCATGGCAACGCTTACATTCACATAGATCGCGACCGTTCGGGCAAGGCGATTGGCCTTGTGCCTTTGCATCCGTATCAGATGCAGGTTCTGCCTAGTGGCGACCAGACTGGCCGTTCCTATTTACATCTCGGCAATGAGATGGATTCTGAGAACATCCTTCACATTCGTACTTTCACACCGCCACAATCGTTGGTTGGTGTGTCACCACTGATTCAATCTCGCAACCTTGTCGGGTTGTCGCTCGCTATGGACAGGCACTTGTCGATGTTCTACGCAGAAGGCGGAACGCCTAGTGGCGTTCTTTCGACTGATGGCAAACTAACTCTTGACCAGGCTCGCACTATTCAGGGAACTTGGGAAGCAACTCACCGCCGTCACCGCCGACCAGCGGTTCTCTCTGACGGTATGAAGTTCAGTCCAATTACTACTTCGGCAGCTGATGCGCAGATGATTCAATCTCGCGAACAGTTGATTCGCGACATTGCTCGAATCTATCGAATCCCTTCACACTTAATCGGCGCGACTGGCGATAATCAGACTTACCAGAATGTCGAGCAGGCTTCACTCAACTTCTTGATTTTCACAATCACTCCTTGGATTCGCAGACTCGAGATTGCGTTGTCTAAGATTCTCGGCCCTGACATGGATGTTGTTTTCGACTTCTCATCGTTGTTGCGTTCTGATGCTTTGACTCGTGCGCGTGTAAACACGATGAGCATTCAGGCTGGCGCAATGTCACCGAATGAGGCTCGTCAAACTTTTGGTCTTGAACCTTACGATGGCGGAGATGTATTCCATCAGGCTCTTGCTGGTACTGCTCTTGCTGGTGGCGACTTGCCTGCTCTTGGCGAGGATGCTGATCCGAGTGCGCCGGTCATGGGAGTCCTTGACTAATGGCTGAAACTTTCCGACCACCGCAAGGGGTTCGCGATGAGGCTGCTCGCGCTTTGGCGTGGATTGCTGATGGCAAGGCTGGTGCTGGTTTCACTGACACTGGTCGCGCTCGCGCTGCGCAACTTGCTCGCGGTGATGCGGTTTCGGGTGACACGATTTTGCGAATGTATTCATTCCTTGCTCGCCATGTTGGCGATAAGCAAGGGCAGGGTTTCAATGTTGGTGATGAAGGTTATCCAAGCGCAGGTCGAGTGGCTTGGGCTGCCTGGGGTGGCGATGCAGGATTCTCTTGGTCGTCAAAGATTCGTGAACAATTATCTGCCCGAGTGGCTCAACTGGAAGGCGAAAGCATGGAATCTCGCGACATCGAGGGAACTGAAACAGTTTCGAACTTGCCCGAGGAATTGACGGAACTTCTTGGAACTGCGGTTCAGTTCTACTTCCGCGCACATGGCGCTCATTGGAATGTCAAAGGCGCTGACTTCAGCGAGTATCACAAACTTTTCCAAAAGATTTATGAAACCGCGTATGAACTCATTGACCCGATTGCGGAGAACTTGCGCAAGATTGGCGTTGTTGCGCCAGCAACCTTGACCGAGTTCATGACTCTTGGTTATTTGCAGGATGCAACTGTTGGGCAAGACCCAATGGCTTTGGCTCGCGACTTACGCGATGCCAATGATGTGTTCCT